CAACACATACCTGGCTGCCGACTTCACGGTCACAGTCATAGCAAACTAGGAGAAATAAATGGCAAAGTTTTTTGCAAAAGACTACAAGATTACAGTAGGCACTACCGTCATCAGTGACGATGTAGCTTCTGTTACTCTTGACATCACATCAGACGAAGTTGAGACTACAGCTTTCGGAAGCACTTACAGATCACGCATCGGTGGCCTAAAAGACGCTTCTGTATCACTAGACTTCCACCAGGACTTCGGAGCTGGCTCTGTAGACGCTCTATTGTTCCCACTACTCGGTTCAACCGTAGCTGTAAAGATTGCGCCTACTACTGGCACAGTCACCGCTACCAACCCTGAGTACCAGTTCACAGCTCTAGTAACCCAGTACCAGCCTTTCGCTGGTGCAGTCGGTGACTTGGCTACACTTTCGGTTACATGGCCTGTATCTGGTGAAGTCACCAGAGCAACAGCCGCAGCGTAATCCGCTAGGATAAAACAATGAGACTAAACCTACAAGTTGCTTACTCTGCTACACCAGATGAGCTAAAAGAAATCATTTGCAATCCATCTGACATGGTAAAGCTTGAAACCAAGTTTGACATGTCAATAGCCAGTCTTGAGAACAACATCAAGATTACTCACTTGCTTTTCCTAGCTTGGGCAAGCGAGTCCCGCACTAAAGCAACTACTCTTTCGTTTGAGGAGTGGGTGGACACCGTAGAAAGTGTTAGCCCGTCTGAACAAAAAAAATAGTTGGGCTTGGTGAATCGTCAGCTCATTGGTACATAGCCACATTAGCTGTCGAGACAGGCATCAGTCCCCGCGAGCTTATGCAGCTTGACGAACGGATGCTCTGGACCATTGGTCGTTATCTTGTATGGCGAGCTACGCACCAAGCACCTAAGCGCTGAGAAGAAGCACCCTTCGGGGTGCTTCTTTTTTGTTCGGTAGACTTAGGTTAGATAGGCGGACTAAATGGCATTGAAACTTTACTCAGGGCGTGCAAGCGCTTTGAAGGTGTATGCCTCAGATTGGAAAGTGTTTGCTAAAGAGCTATACACACTAGACAAACAACAGTCTTTTGAGCTAAAAAAGCGGTTCAAAGAAATCGCTAGACCTGCTCAATTATCAGTACAGCAAGAAATCACAGGTCTAGGCTCTGCAGGACCCATGCGCGGTATGAGACACGGTGGGCGTACTGGTTGGGGTAGGAATTTCGGTTCTGTAGGTGGCCCAGTTTCAGGAGCAAAGCGCTACCCTTTCAATTCCGTATTTGTAGAAGCTTTCAATAAGCCAAAACGCGGACAAACAGGTATTGCAAGAATCCGTGTCAGATCAGCCGCTACAACTATTGCCGATGTAGCAAGAAAATTCAGTGGCCGAGCTTATACACGGATGTATAAAATTAGAGAGTTCGGTGGCGAGGAGATTATGCGTAATCACATTCTTAGCCCCAAAGCTGTAAACCAAATGATTACAAATCTTGGGCCTGTTTCAAAACCAAGTAAGAGAAAAAAGTCTAGGAATGTCTATCCTGGTTTTGACAAGTCTTACGCCGCAGTAGCAAAAGAAGCTGAAAAGGCCATTGACGCGGCTGTCAGGTTTGTAGAAAGAAATATTGATAGGAAGTCCAAATGAGCCAAATGTTCCTGAATGTCGTAAGCACATTCAAAGGAGACGGCCTTGCGGCTGCTACACGCCAGCTAGGGGCATTTGGTCAGGCAAGTAATGGCCTTGGAAGCACGCTAGGAAAAGTCGGTGCTGCACTTGCCTCATTTGGTATAGCCGCAAAAGCAGTTAAGTTCGGTAAGGACTCTATTGACTCTGCTCGTGATCTTGAAAGAAATCTTTTTTCAGTAAACACAATCTTTGATGAGTTTTCTCCAAAAATTGTTCAGTTTACAAAAGATGCAGCACAGCTTGGTCTAAGTCAAAAAGACGCAGCTAAAGCATCTACCTTCTTGGGTTCCGTTCTAAAGCAATCTGGCTTTAGCATGGACTTTGTAACATCCGAGACCCAAAAGCTTGTAAGCCTTGGTGTAGACCTTGCAGCAACCTATGGCTACGATGTCCAAGAAGCTTTGCTTGGTATGACCGCATTGTTCCGCGGTGAGTACGACCCGATTGAGAAGTTCGGTGTCGCTATGAAGCAGAGCGAAATAAACGCCGAGTTGGCTGCCAGGGGACTTGACAAGCTTGAGGGAGCTGCTCGAAGAAACGCTGAACAGACTATTCGGTTGGAACTTCTTTACCAGCGTGCCGCGGATGCAACTGGAGCCTTTGGCGCTCAGTCTGGCAACCTTTATGTAGAGCAAAAGAAGCTTCAGGCTCAATTTGAAAACATACAAGCTCAACTTGGTACAGACTTATTACCTGTATTTGGACAGCTTGTTCAAGCTCTTGTTCCATTAGTAGATGACCTAACTCCAAGGTTTGCTCAGGCAATTCAAGATTCAATTCCTGTTTTAGAAACAATGGTTGGAATATTGGCGGACATGAGTGATGAGACTACAACTACTGGTCAAACATTCAATACGCTTTCTACTTTGCTGGGCAACGCATTTAGGCTTGTTGCCGAAAACCTAGGGCTGATTGTCCAACTTGCTGCTGTATTTGCCACAGCGAGAGTTGCAGTAGTTCTATTCAATGCTGCTCTGAAGGTCAGTCCAATGACCGTTTGGATGACTACATTAGCCACTCTAGTCGGTAGCGTAGTTATTGCTGCGGATACTTTCAAGCGCCTTCGTATACAAATAGAGCGTGCTGGCGATGCTTTGACTCCTTTTCAAAAAGATGCTATAGCTACACAGGGAGCATTGACTGGGTTCAATCCACTAAATAACCCACTAATAAAAGTTTTGCAAGACGCTGTCAAGTGGGCTATGCGGCTTAGTGGCGCTCTTGACGCAATACCTAAAGAAATTACGATTACACTTATTCGCCAAACCGCAGACCAAGTAGCAAGTTCTTTTGGCGGCACAGCTTTCAACAGAAAACGAGCTGAGTTTGCAAAAGAAAACGCAGAATCTGTGCTTCCAAAGGAAGATGGTACTGGCGGAGCTGCTGCTGCAGCAATCAGTCCTTTACAAGAGCTACTTAGAGATCCAGCCAGAAACATAAGGGCAGATAAGCAAGCTCTCAAATTAGAAGGCGCTGGCCTGACAAAAGAAGTTGCCAAATGGGTGACTAGCGTTCAAAAACCAGTAGTTGCAGCAAGGGAAGCACTAAGAAAAATTGACAAAAAAGGTCAAAGCTACATTGACAAGCTTACTGATCAATATAAAAACTCCACTGAGGTTCGAGCCGCAGCTTCCGCTGCTGCTATTGCTGCTGCCGCAGACGCAGAGCGCCAGGCTGAAGCGTTGCGTCAGGCCGAAAAAGACCGTATTGAAGCACTAGATCAGTTATACAAAAACTTCCTAGATACAATCAAAGGAACATTTGGTCAAATTAGAAACGCAATTCAAGGAGCTTTTGACATCACAGGGCTTGGCGGGTCTACAAATGCTATTATCCGCAACATGAATAAGTTGCTAGCTAAACTAAAGTCATTTTCCACAAATGTCAGGGAATTAGCTACGATGGGTCTTGATCCAGCCTTACTACAGCAGATTATTAGTGCAGGGCCTATGGCTGGTGGAAGAATAGCATCAGCTCTTGTAGCTGGTGGCGCTGGGGCTTTAGGCACTATAAATGCTGGCTTTGCACAGGTTGGCTCACTAGCTTCTGAAATAGCGGAGACAGGTGTTAAGTCGTTGTTTGACACTAAAGCGCAGCAGAACCAGTACAACATCACCGTCACAGGCGGAGTCGGTTCTGGAGCAACGATTGGTAAAGCCATCGTAGACGCTATCAAGGACTACGAGCGCACTTCGGGTGCTGTCTGGCAGGGTGCGTAATGCCAGCACCAGCCGTCAAGGTTGAGCTTGGTCTAAACCTAGGTCAGCGCGACCCATTTGCTTTTGTACTTGATGATGCAGTCCGAGGCGTGCTAGACAACGATGACTTTACTCTTGGTGGCGAGCGCTTCTTTGACATTACTCCGCGGCTAGTCACTTGTCAGATTCGCCGTGGCAAGTCTCAGGCGCTAGATCGCATTGACGCTGGTGTAATTTCGGTCACAGTAGATAACTCAGACAGAACCTTTGACCCGCTATACGAAAACGGACCATATTTCGGTCAGCTTATCCCTAGGCGTTCGGTTCGAGTCACTAGCAACGATGCTCCTGTCTTTATTGGCTTCGTAGATGACTTTGACATTCAGTACGAGCCTGGCGTGCAGTCTGTTGTCCGCATTGACGCTTCTGACGCTCTTTCGGTACTCACTAACGCAGGGCTAGAGGAGTTTACTCCTGACTCAGAGCTATCAGGCGCTCGCATAAACACAGTCCTAGACAGACCTGAAATTGACTGGCCTGCTGAGCTAAGAGAAATTGACCCTGGCAACTCGGTCATGCTAGATACAGATGTTGCAGAAGGCACAGGAGCGCTTGAGTACCTACAGCTTGTAACTAACTCAGAGTTCGGTACTTTCTTCTTGGGCAAAGATGGCAAGATTGTCTTCCGCGAGAGAAACGCTGTCCCGAACATCCCTGACCTTGTGTTCTCAGACGAAGTAGTTGCAGGCGCTTATACAGGTATTCAGTTTGCCGATGTAAATATCATCTACGGATCAGAGAACCTATACAACAGAATTGCTCTAACAAACGCAGATGTTTTCCCAGAAGAAGCCTTTGCCGAAGATGCCACTTCTCAGGCAGTCTACGGACCAAGAACTCTAAGCCAAACAGGGCTACTCATTCAGGAGCCTGAGCAGCTTCAGTTCCTAGCCGACTTCTTCCTAGCTCGCTACAAAGAGCCTCAGTACCGCTTTGAGACCGTCACAGTAGTCCTAGACACCCTAACCACCGTGAACCAAGACAAGGTGCTGGACCTAGAAATCGGTGACATCGTGCTGGTTCGCTTCGAGCCTTCTGACATTCCGCCAGCGATTGAGCAGTATGTCCGAATCATCGGCATAAACCATGACTGGACCCCCGGTAGCAAGAACATCAGCTTTGCCCTAGAACGCCTAGACTTTGCAGTATTTATCCTAGATGACGCGGTACTCGGTCAGCTAGACAATGACCGCCTTGCCTACGAGTAGTAAACTAAACTAAGAACAAAAGGAAACCAATGCCAAGAAAAACCTTTACCGCAGGAGATGTACTTGCTGCTGCTGATGTAAACCTGTATCTCAGCAACGAAGTCACGCTAACTGCCTCTACTGCTGCTACTTACACAGTTGCAACCGCTGACCGCTACAAGGTGTTATCTTTCACCTCTGGATCTGCAGTTACAGTCACCATCGGTACAGCTACAGCTTTTGAAGCTGGCGAGCGTATTGACATCTTGCAGGATGGTGCTGGAACTGTAACGATCACCAGGGATGGCACAGTCGTTAGCCTTGCAGGTCGAGGAACCGCTGGAACCGCTTACCGCATTGGTCAGCGCTACGACGCGGTATCTGTTGTCTGCGTGGGTACTAACTCTTACCGCATTATTGGTAACGCAACGGCGGTCTAAATGACTCAGTCGGCGTTAGGTATTTTTAGTGCTGCTGGGGCTGGTGGGCAGACTATATCGTTGAGCTATCTTGTAATTGCTGGTGGCGGTGGCGGTGGAAGATATACCGGAGGTGGCGGTGGTGCTGGTGGTTATCGTTCGTCAATAACTGGTGAATCTTCAGGGGGCGGGAGTTCTGCCGAAGCTGAATTAAGTCTTATTTTGGGGACAAACTATTCAGTAACGGTAGGAGCTGGCGGAGCTGGCGCTCCTGCGGACAGAGGCTCTTCGGGTTCTAATTCAATTTTTGGCACGATAACTAGCACCGGAGGCGGTGGCGGTGGTGGATACAACGGCACATATGTAGAACCGCTTTCTGGTGGTTCGGGTGGTGGAGGAACTAGCCGTGATGCTGGCGGTGGTATGGACGGTGCTGCTGGAACAACAAATCAAGGTTACGCAGGTGGTAAAGGTAACGGCGCTCCAGTTAACTACCAAGGTGGCGGTGGCGGTGGTGCTGGAAGCGTTGGAGTAGCAGCAGCAAATAACGCAGCGGGTAATGGTGGTTCGGGCGTATCGTCTTCAGTTACAGGTTCTTCGGTGGCAAGGGCTGGCGGTGGTGGTGCTGGCGCAAACAATCCGGGAACTTTTGGAACTGCCGTTGCTGGCGGTGGAAATGGTTCGAATCTTCACTATATCGCCGGAGGCGACGGAACTGTAAATACTGGTGGAGGTGGAGGTGGTTCTGGTTATGCCGGTGGAACCCCTCTTTCTGGTGGAAGCGGTGGCTCTGGAATAGTGATTCTTAGATATCCTTCAACTTTGACAATTACAATCGGAGCTGGTCTAACTGGTTCTACTTCTACAGTAGGCGCAAACAAGGTTACATCTATTACAGCCGGAAGCGGCAACGTAAGTTGGGCAGCATAATGGCACACTACGCATTTTTAGATGAAAACAATTTTGTCACCGAAGTTATTGTGGGAATCGACGAAACCGAGCTGATTGAAGGGCTGCTACCTGAAACTTGGTATGGCAACTTTAGAGGACAGGTTTGTAAAAGAACAAGCTACAACGGAAACATTAGAAAAAACTACGCAGGACTCGGTTATCAGTACGATCTTGCTCGTGATGCTTTCATTGCCCCTAAACCCTTTGACTCTTGGCTACTAGACGAGAGCACCTGCAAGTGGCAATCACCTGTGCCCTACCCAACAGACGGCTTTACCTATACCTGGAACGAAGCAAACCTTGCTTGGGACATTACGGATTACAGAAGCCCTAACGCATAATGGCTGAGGAAACAACTGGGGTACGCATTACCCAGCAAGCAATTTACGCTAAGCAACTTGAGCATGGGGAAACTCTTGTCAAGATCCTTGAGAAGCTGGACCACTTAGACGAGGTTCCTGCTCGCTTGAGAGAGGTAGAGCTAACACTTGCTCGCCTGGCTTGGATTGAAAAGATTGCTTACACAGGACTTACAGCCTCAGTTGTATCTCTTGTTGGCCTAATTATTGGAGTTGTAAACAGATGAAAACAAAACCACAGATGCCACTTGACGGCAAGTTTGGCAAAGACTGGAAAGTCACTAGCCCATTCGGTTGGAGAATCCACCCTATTGAGAAATACAAGAAGCATCACAACGGAGTAGATCTATGGGGACCAAAGGCAAAGATTTGGAACGAAGCCTGGCATGACGGCACTGTCGTTGCTGCTGGAACATCAAAGCTAAAGAACGCGGATGGCTCGCTTGGCGGCGTTGGCTGGTATGTAGACATTCGGTCAAAGATAAACGGCGAGTGGTACACAACCCGCTACGCACACATGGTTGAGAACTCGCTGACCGTTGTAAAGGGCGAGAAAGTCAAGGCTGGCACTCGGTTGGGCATCATGGGCAACACGGGCGCATCGGCTGGCAGACACCTTCACTTTGAGATTTGCAAGGGCAAGTTCCTACGCTGGACTTCAGACGGCAAGGGTTATGTAGATCCGCTAAAGTTTGTCAAAGCCACTATTGCTAAGTGGGAACTAGATGCACAAGTCGGACTAGCTACACCTGATACAGGTGAAGTTTTACCTGCCCCAGTTCACGAACCAGTAAAAGTAATCAAAGTCCCTAAAACCCCAGAGGTAAAAAACAAGAGTGCTAAATAGACTCTCAAAAGACAAAAGCCTACGAGTAATCCTTGTGGGCTTTTTTCTTTTCTTCATGGTCTGGCAACCTAGCCCCGCCTATGGTGCTGAAGCTTGGGCCTC